ATCGTGAGCAAGGCAGAAGAACTCAAAAAGTTTGTAGATCAAGCGTAAAAAAATAAAAGCCCCGAAAGGGGCTTTTTTTGTTGACTTTAATACAGCCTTTGTTATAATAACTTAAATACTAACATGATGGTTAGCAAAATAACAGAATTAACAGTGTTCGAAAGTCCAGATGGCGGGCGAACAGTATATGCTCGCAGCCCTGGTGCAACCAAACGAGAACTGCACTGGCAAGATCCTAAACTACAACAAGAGCTCAAAGACTTGGAACGATCAAAACGCTGGGTTGAAATTTTTCAAGCTCGTAGAGACGATGCCGAGCTTGATCACCTGTGTGAACAGGTAGAAATACTATACGAATTAAGTAAGCGACCCGAATGAAATTTGCCTGCCAAACCTTGTTTGATATCACAGCCACCGGAGTAACTGGCCATTGCAAACAGAGTCGAATGCCATTTCATGATCGTGCCGGGCATTTGATACACGATACCGAGTCCTGGAATCGCAGTCGCAATCAACAACGCAACTGGGAAACAATTACACAAATACTAAGTCTACGCACTCAGTTGTTTGCCCTAACTGATCCTATCGCGGATCAAACAGGTACACGCTGGATGTTTGAATTTGAAACAGAATCCGACGGCATTTACGGCCCTGATTCAGATCCTGTTGCAGTGCTACGTGCCGATGCCGACGGTGTGCCCATGTTGCGTGAACTTGGCAACGACCCAGAAATTGACACAGTTTTAGTTACAGAAGGTCCTCGTCAAAACATTTGGTTTGCACCCATCTCCATAAATAGTTAATAGGATAGTAACACAATTGATCCGCCAACATAGAGAGAATATCATGGTTGAAGCCACCGAAATTGAGAAGAAAAGCCTTGAGGCACACGTGGAATTGTGTGCCGAACGCTACAACGCATTAGAAGATAAGATGACAGCCATGAGCGAGAATATTGCACATCTATGCGATATGGTGGCAGAAGTCAAATACAGTGTCAGTAAAATGAGTGAGAAAAACACTGATAGACTGATTGGCTGGGGAGTTGGTATTATTGGATTTTTAAGTGCTTCAACTATCTATCTTATATCGCACTACGTGATCAAATGAAACCGGATCAAGAGTTTGAACGCATGTTCCGCCAGGAATTTAAAAATGTTGCACCCAATTTAATCTGGCCCAGCGAAGACGGTTACGAAGTATTTGGGCATTATCGAATCGAGCCTAAATTGCCCGGATATCGAGTCTTTTGTGGTTTGTCGGAAGTGGGCACATTCAGCAGCACACGCACAGCACTCAGTTGGTGTATCGCCGATAAAAATCATGGTTACAACACAGCCCGCGAAATACTTAGAACTGATAACAAATTAACAGCACTTAAAAACGATATCAACACCAGAGCTGCAATTGGTGATCGCAGCAGAGATCCTGGTCTAAGAGAAATCATTCTGACCAAGTTAGAAAGCAAAATCATACAAAAGAAATTGCTGGAAAATCAGTTAAACAAATATGTAAACTGGGCTAAATATATTCAACAACGAGGATTTCATAATGAAACTGCAAGAACTGGCCGTAGCCAACCCAATACAACAAGCCGCCAAGGTTTTTGAAAGCTATTTTGGCAACCGTGTTGATTTCAACACTGTTTCAAAAGGCCAAGCACGAGACATGCTCAAGCGTGTGCGTGGATTAATTGCTGAACACCGTCGCACTCCAGAATTTCACCGCAGTGAACGCAATCCTTCATATTTGAAATTGGTCATGATGGAACAGGCCTTGGCTGCCACCGCTGCCGCAACTGTTCCTGGCGCTGCACCTGCCGCAAATCCTCAAGCACAAGCCGGCATGCAGGCCGCACAGATTCAGCAAAAGAAAAAACAAATTCAAGACGCTATCAAAGCCAAACAAGGCGAAATTGCTCAGTTGCAAAAACAAATGAATGACCCAACTATGATGGCCATGGCCGAAGGCTCCGGTCAGTTCTATGTGTATCACAAAGTAAAAGGTGATAGAGCAGGTGGTGCTGATTATGATTTGCTGAAAACATTCCCTGACAAAGATAGTGCAGTGGCTTTTGCTCAAACATACAACAACAAGATATCTGCTGACAAGAAAAACTTTCACTCGGCTGTGGTTAGAACCAAATCTGTGAAAAAAGACATGGCCGAAGGCCGCCACACTCGTCGCCTGCGTGAAGCCAGTGAAATTCAACAAGCTCAAGTTGTGTTGGCAAGCCAAGACATGGTTGATCAAGTTCAAAAAATGAGTGAACAGGTCAGTGCCATGCAGTTCAAAGACCTACCAGCCCTGTTGGATCAAATTAGAAATGAAGTTGGTGTTGACCAGGCTACACAATACAACGCTGATGCCAGTGCTGCATTGAGTGGCTTATTGGGTAACCTACAAGGTGCCAAGCAACAGTTGGAAGCCGCACTTGGTGTGATCACTGGACAGGCTCCGCAGGTACCAGGTGCTGATATGTCAGCCGCTCCTGACATGGGTGCTGAAATGCCTGCACCAGGTGAAGAAGAAACAGCTGATTTAGATGCCGCCGGCGCTGATTTAGATGCCGCAGCTGCTCAGGCTGGCCTAGGTCGCGAACGTAGATAATGTTGATTCGAGAAGTTGCAGATCACAACACACAACGATTGGCTGCATTGAGCCAGTTTTTGCTTGGGCGCAGTGAAGATGAAGCTGCCGCAAAACAGATTAGCCAACAGGCTTTTATTGATGCTGCAAAAAGTTTAGGTGTCAATGTTACCGCAGCCAACCTAGGTGATCTAATTAGCCAAGAACCCCTAAGCAATATCTTGGAACCACTTGAACCTAATTCAGGTGTGGTTAGATTCAAAGGCAATACCGAAGCCGAAACCGGTATGAGTGTAGATCAAGCTCGTGCTGTAGTAGACTCAAATGCCAAAGCGGCATTGAAACGTCGTCGGTAATCAAAACAATCTTAAATAGCTAACACCACTGATAATCAAGTGGTGATATTAATCTATGAAAAAACACTTATTTTCCAAACTTGAGTTCTACATAACTAATGTCTGTAATTTGACCTGCGAAGGTTGTAATCGATTCAACAACTACTCATTTGCCGGTTGGCAACGCTGGACTGATTACGAAGCCGACTATGCCAAATGGGCCGAATATGTAGATGTTGATCGCGTAGTGATACTGGGCGGGGAACCCTTACTTAACCCAGACATCATTGATTGGGTCTACGGAATCAATCGTATCTTTAAAAGAAATGTGCAGATCTTGTCCAACGGCACAAGGCTTAACAGTGTAAAAGGACTTTACCAAGCATTACAAGCCAATGGCAACTGGATGGGCATCAGTTGGCACAACCCCAACACTATCAACGAGTTTGAAACCGAAGTTCACCGGTTCCTGCAAGGTACTATTACACGGTTAGAAAAAGAAGATCCTCGCAACGAATACGGCGCCGATGTAGTATGGATAGACGAAAACAAAGTAGTGATTCCGTTATGGATACAATATGATTTTTATGACAGTGCCATTGGTCGTGATGCTACAGGTCGATTCACACTGCACAACAGCAGACCCGAGGTGGCCCACAACAGTTGTGGATTCAGGCGCCATAAAAATTACCACATGATCAAAGGCAAATTATATAAATGCGGCCCAGCAGCACTGTTCCCAGAGTTTGATCAACAGCACGGATTTGATATTTCAGACGCAGATCGAGCTGTATTGAATTCCTATCGACCGTTATCGCCTTATGAGTATCCAGAACGTGGTGCTGAATTTTTGGCCAATATTGACAAACAATTAACCATGTGTAAGTTTTGTCCAGAAAGTTTAGAATATAAAAATAGGTTATTTGCAGTTACTAAAAATCAAGCTCGAAAACAATACACCCTAGAACCAGTCGTATAATCTATTCAAAAAGGTTGTAAATACAACAATTACATGTTATAATGTAAAACAGGAGAACCAAATGGCATATTCAGATAAAGTAATCGATCACTATGAAAATCCGCGCAACGTGGGCAGTTTTGCCAAAGACGAAGAAGGTGTGGGCACCGGTATGGTAGGAGCTCCAGCTTGCGGAGATGTAATGAAACTGCAAATAAAAGTAAGCTCAGATGGTATTATTCAGGACGCTAAATTCAAAACATACGGCTGCGGATCAGCTATTGCATCAAGCAGTCTTGTAACTGAATGGGTCAAAGGTATGCATATTGACAAGGCACAGGCTCTAAAAAACAGCGAGATTGCGGAACATCTTGCACTTCCGCCTGTAAAGATACATTGTTCAATCTTGGCAGAAGACGCAATCAAAGCAGCTGTGGCGGATTATCGAAGCAAACATGATATCAGTGACCGCGCAAGCCAGTAAAAAAATTGCAAACAACTTGGCTCGACGTGGTCAAGGTATGGGCATTCGCTTGGGTGTTAGAACTACCGGTTGTAGTGGACTTGCTTATGTGTTGGAGTATGTTGATGCTGCAGCTCCAGAAGATATGTTGTTTGAACAAGATGGGTTTGCCATTGTGGTTGATCCCAAAAGTCATGCATATCTTGAAGGACTACAAATAGATTATGTGCGCAAAGGTCTCAACGAAGGCTTTGAGTTCTCAAATCCCAATGAACGTGACCGCTGTGGTTGCGGAGAAAGTTTTAGAATTTGAAAAACAAATTTATCAAGTATTTTATGGATATCGCTCGGCGCACAGCCGACCTGAGTCATGCACGTAGACTACAGGTGGGTGCTGTCATTGTCAGGGATGATAAAATTATCAGTATTGGCTACAATGGCATGCCCGCAGGTTGGACAAACGACTGTGAATATCAAGTAACTGAGTATTGCGATATCACACGATCGTGGCTCACTACCGGCGAAACAAAAACAAGAGATGAGGTGCTTCATGCTGAAACTAATGCGATTGCTAAGTTGGCCAGGTCGAATGAATCTGGCCTTGGCAGTGATATGTTTATTACTCATAGTCCTTGCTTGGATTGTGCCAAGCTAATTTTTCAAAGTGGTATCAAGCGTGTTTTTTATAGCGAAGCCTATAGAGATGATGCCGGAACCGAATTTCTTAAAAAATCAGGAATAGAAGTAACCCATGTCAACGATGCCGATGTATAACCAAAAATTTGATTACAAACCTCTAAGCCGTGTCACTGAAGATGGCCATCGTCTTTACGCCACACCAGATGGCAAACGCCTACCCAGTGTAACTACAGTATTAGACAAAACAAAACCTGAAGAAAAGAAACAGGCACTTAACGAATGGCGTCGACGTGTAGGTGTAGAAAACGCACAAAAAATCACTACCGAAGCTGCCAATCGCGGCACACGTATGCACACCTACCTTGAAGATTATATCAAACAAGGGCAATTAAAAGAACGTGGATCAAACCCATTTGGTTGGGCCAGTCACGCAATGGCACAGACTGTGATCGAAGATGGCCTTAAGAACGTAAATGAAATCTGGGGAGTAGAAATTCCCTTATATTTTCCCAGTTTGTATGCCGGGACCACAGATGGCTGCGGTCTACACTTAAACGAAGAAAGTATCCTGGATTATAAGCAAACCAACAAACCTAAACGAGAAGAGTGGATTGAGGATTATTACCTACAATTAACAGCGTATGCGTTAGCACACAACGAAGTTTACGGCACTAACATACGCAAAGGTGTAGTATTAATGTGTGTTAAACCACCTGTAGATGACATGGGCAACCCACTTGCCCGCCCTGTTTACCAAGAATTTATACTAACACCTGAACGTTTTGACTATTGGTCGGATCAGTGGTGGCGTCGTTTGGAACAGTATTATCTACTGGCTTAACAGCTAAATACTGAATACGACTCAAGGAAGACTAAATTGGCCATTGTTCAAATATCCCAAATTACAAACCGCAAAGGTTTAGCAGAAAATTTACCACAACTAGCAGGTGCAGAGTTTGGTTGGAGCACCAACACACGTCAGCTTTGGATTGGTAATGGCACTTTAGAAGATGGCGCACCAGTTATCGGTAACACTGAAATCTTAACAGAATTTAGTGATATTTTAAATCTATCCACAACCTACACTTACAAAGGACTGGCCGCTGGTTACACAGTGCAAACTGGCCCCACTTCGGGTACACCGGTTGATCTAAGTTTGCAAAGCTGGCTGGATCAATTTGCGTCGATATTGGATTTTGGTGCAGTAGGCGACGGGTCTACTGACTGCACGGCTGCAATCAACCGTGCGTTGTATCAACTATATTGTAGAGAAGTCAACCCACAAATACGTCGCAGTTTATTTTTCCCTGCTGGAGTATACCTGGTAACCGGCACTATTAATATTCCTCCCTATGCTACCTTGTATGGAGAAGGTGCTGATAATTCTGTAATTTCGTTGGCGTCCGGTGCTGCCTATGTGGCACAAACTGCCGACAGT